AATCCTCCTGTTACCATTTTTATCTGCTGCGCCGTGCTCATCGCTGTTTCTGAGTGCGTGATTAATATCACTTACACGATCACGCTGACGAACCTGCGCACTGTTGATGGCCCATAATTCGGGATTACCAACAGGTGATCTCATGACTACGCTGTTGAGCAGCTGGATAGCGATCGCACGCTGTTTTTTCCCTACATCCTCCTCAACGAGTCCCGCAAACGCAGCGGGATCGAAATCCCACGATTTTCCCACTCATGCCCTCCGTAGTTGCAACAGATAAGCCGCCCTCGCCGGGTCCGTGTTGGCGCTAATGATTTTGTATTGCTGGGATTTGCCAGTAAGCAGGTCTGGCGCTGTGATCAGATGATCCACCCCAGGTTTACCGCTCACCTCGTTTGTCAGCGCTGTCAGTTTCAGGTCGCCGCGCAGGATGTTGACGCCATCAATGCTGTCCAGCCGGTATCTGGAAAGCACGCCACGACCTGAATAACTGATTTTTTCACCGATAACCTGCTCCGTTACCGGATCAACACTTTTTTCTGAAAAACTTTCCCCAGAGAACTGGCAAACCGCATCTTTTAAATCATTATCAAATGCTACAGCAATCTCTGCCTGTAACTCGTCACGAATACCCACCCTACCCCCTGTTAACGCGTATTTGCGATGAACTGGCCCCATACGGTCGCAGTAGCGCCAGCGCGAGTTGAAGGTCTGAATCGAGTAATGTGGTGCTGTTGGTTGATAGCGCTGAATAGGCTTTTGAAACCTTGGCCCCGTCTACTTCTACTGAGCGACTGGTAAGCACGCCGGAATCAGTTTTTTGCTGAAATAGTCCACCATTGGCAGCGGCCTGAGCAGCATAGGCACCCGCCAGCACGACGTTATCGGGAACACCGTCGCCTTTAATGTGCAGATTCAGGCCGTTCATCCACGCGTTAGCAGCCAGGACAGACCGCGATTTTTTGCTATCTTCTGTCCATCCAGAACCCAGTAATGTGTCCACTTGAGTGATGGTGATGAACGCGCGCATATTCAGCCCTCGTCAGCCACCAGCCAGCCATGCTCGATCCATTTTCTGACGTTATCTGAGTGAACTCTGGCCTCGGTAGGACCGCCAGGGAATTCAGGGTAATGGCGCACCATCGAAACGGTTGCAGCAATTTCAGCCGGGGTAAACGTCGATTCTCCATCTGCACCCGTACCATCCCCTTCGCCGGGTTCAGGCTTCACCAGTGAAGCCGCCAGCAACGGCTGATTTCGTTCAGCGTCAAATTTCTGGCGTTCATCTGCAAGCTGCTGACGTTCCAGATCCAGTTTCTGCTGAGCCTGCGCCAGTTGCTCCTGCTGCAAAATCAACTGCTGTTGTTGCTGCTCCAGCTCCTGCCGCAACTGGTCTAACTCGGTACGCTGCTGTTCAAGCTGCTGTTGCTCCGCCTGCTGCTTTTGCAGCTCTTCCGCCTGTCTCGCCGCCCGCTGTTCTTTCGTTAAATTCGCCATATGTCCTCCAGAAATAAAAATGGGGCCGAAGCCCCTCTATTAACCGAGAATGATCGCTGAATGCGCAGGTTTAACTGACGCCACACCCCACGCCAGACCGACCTCGTAACGCACCTGGCGATACTGGCGATAAAGCGCAACCTGGAACGTGATGCCCGATACAGGATCAGTAACGTTCATCACGTCATCTGCTGAATCCCCATCTTTTGGCATTGCTGGAGTACGGGAGGCGAGTACAAATGCATTGCGATCAAAAGCCATATTTGGCACGAACCCGCCCTGCACCGTGATTTCAGTATTATCGGCAAGATCCTGACGCAGACCCGGCGCGCTAAGCGTGATAGTTGTTGCTGTCGCTGCCAGAACCACGTAGCGGTGGCTGTCGCCAGCGAAAGTAAGGACAGAACCCCGCGCGATTTCCCCGGTGCCGGTATCGACAGGAATAATCACGTCACCTTCTTTTTTGGTGCCGTTCACCAGGTAACCTTTCGCTGTAGTGGCGGGCACCTTTTTAATACCGGCTGAGTTATGAAGGTTGAAGCCCTCAATACGTCCGATGATGCCCTCGCGCAGGAGTTCGTCCGTTCCTGCTTCGTTAACTTTGAACAATACAGACTGTTTGCCACGCACATTCGCGATGGCTGACGAACCCAGCACCATTTGAAGGTTTGTTGTTGGTGAACCGTTGTCCTCCAGCACCTGACGTGCCTGAGCAAAATCAGTCAGTTCCTCTTTGATGCCGAAAGGTGTAGTGCCGATGGTGCCGATTGCGCGGGATGAGCCGTAATAAAGCGATGCAAGATCAGCATCCACTTCGTTTGCAATGGCGCGAAATGCCTGGGTGAACTGGTCAGCCAGAATAGTGTTGTAGGTGCCTGCTGGGCCAAGTGCCAGTTGTTCCTCACCATTCCATTTAACAGGGGCCATTTTGGATTTAGTAATGACGACATCAACGTTACCGATAGCCTGATTGCCATCGTTTGGCGCAGTTGGGCCTGGCTCAATGTCTACAGTTGTGGCCGCAGGTGCAACCGGCGCTGATACCGTCTGACCTTTTGCAGCCGCGTCAGCTTTTGGATTTCGTGCAACGGCAGGAATAAATCCAACCTGTTCGCGTGAAACGATATCCAGAGCGGTATAGATAGTTGGGATTAACCCGGTGAGGGTATTAGACATAAATGAAAATTTCCTTTGAAAAAATTAAATGAGGGTTATCTGAGCTATCCAGCTCTGGCACTGGCCCCCATCCGGGGGCGCAGCAAAATTAATCGACGATGGTGATTTTATCGGCCAGCGCCGCCTGTCGTGCGGAAGGGTCCAGCGAATCGAATGCAGAGCGTTTCATGGTTTTCTGGCCTGCGGAATGCTGGGTCTGTTGTGAGCCACCACCGCTGTTTCCGCTGGCTTTGAGGATGTGATCTTTCTGCGGATACTGCTCTACCAGGTATTCCAGTGCTTCGTCGAAGCTGGCCAGTTCGCCTGGTTTCGAGCGCGAATAGATTTTGTTGCCGCTTGGGTCATAGGCTACGACGTTGCCATCTTCCAACTTAAATGACTGCCCGAAACGGGCCTGAACAAAGTCTGCAGGGATCGCCAGTTTGTCGGTGATGAATTTGGATGCTGCAAAACTGCCGCCGATTTTTGCTTCGTACAGTTGGCCTTCGAGCGCTTTGCTCTGCGCGGTGGCCTCATCAAGCTGGGTCTGAAAGGTCTTAGTGATCTCCGCTCTGACCTGATCAACTGCACCGGCATCAATCAGTTTTTTCTGGTCGATTTTTGTCGCCAGCTCCAGTGCTTCAAGCGCCTTTGCCGGGTCGCTGATTTTGGCGTATGTTGCCAGCTTGGTTTCTGCTGCCTCTTTCGCCTCACGGTGAGTTTTTGCCTCTCCGTTCAGGGCTGAGATTTTGCTGACCGCCTGTGCAGCATCGAATCCGATCTCCTTGCCATCGTCATGCACGTAAACCGGCAGGCCGTTTGCATCTACCTCTGCGTAGTTTTTGCCGTTTACTTCAACTGTTTTGAGTTTCATGTTTTTTACCTGGTTAGCTGGTCATCCGACCGTTGCGCCACGCATCATCCGAATTGCGGCAATAAAAAAGCCACCCGTAGGCAGCTCATGAGAAAAATAAAAAAAATAAAAATTAAATAAATTCGATAATTATTTTTCCGCGAAGTTTTCGAGAATAAATTTCATCCCTCTTTTTTTTATGCGTCCGGAAGGGGTGCGGGCAAAAAGCAACAACGCCGCGATCAATATCCGCCCATAAACAATTTTTTATTTTATTGCAATTAACAAAAACATTTCGCTGACCCCGCCCGTCACCAACATAGTGAAAATTGCTTTCAGCTCCGTTTCGCTTCATTGAATTATGCATATCAGATCCCTGTCCTTATAAACGCCTGTTCATCCCGTTCCCGTAACTGCGCCAGCGTCAGCCATTCCCCCCTGTCGGTGTAGAACTGGTCCGGCGACATTCCGCCATCTCTCATAAGTCTGGCGCGCTGCTGCCCGACTATCTGTTTTTGACGCTCATACGGCTGGCGAGCGAACCAACCACTGTAATCAGTATAAGCCGGAACCTGACCATCCATGCTGGCGCGTGTTGCGCCTGAAATCTCCCGAATATCCAGCCCCAGCTCTGCAGCCGATTTGAGGATCAAAGTCTCGGTCGAGCGACAACAGAAATGGATTTTTCCCGGTCCCTGCAAATAGGGGATTTTATGGCCGATGGGTTTGTTTGCCAGCGTGTAGCGCAACCGATCCCGGATGCGGCACATTGGCGTGGTGTGATTATCCAGGGTAGAGAGCCATTGCTTGCCGCTCAGCAGGTCGTCGTTAACGCTGGCGAACTCCTCTCTGGCAGTGGCTGCAACGTGGCCGACCGCAGTTTTAGCGATGCTGGCTGCGTTGCTGCGGCTCATCTGTAGCGCGCCATCCTGATAACCCCGGTTCGCGTGGCCGCGTATTTTTTTCGCCAGTTGCGTTGTCGTGTCGCCGAGTAAAAAACCCTGTCTGATGGTGTTGGATACGCGAGCCATCCTGTCTGCCTCCAGACCGGAGGCCCATTCCCTGAGTAGCTTCCCCTGGAATGGTTTCGACATAGCCGCGGCATAAACCATTTCAGGCGTTACTGATTGCAGTGGATAGCGGGTTTTGACCTCATCAGGCAGCAGGGCATCAAACAGGCTCAACTGAAATCCTGCCTCATGCTCTGCAAAATCACGGAGTTCTGTCGTCATGCCGTTAAGATAGGCAGCGGTGGCCTGCCTGTTAATCTCACGCACGCCCACCAGCATCGTTTCGATCCGTTGCACGGTGAAGCTGGCAGGATCGAGCGTTTCCAGCGCTACAATAAGCCGTGCAGATAATTCAGCGTCACTCTCATTGAGCACCTTCACCATCCGACTTGCTACGCCGGTGCTGTACCGGCTAATCCATAGTGCGTGAGCTATCGACTCATCGCGCAGAGTTTCGTTAATGGTCGCCACCTTAACCCCCGCTCAGAACCACGGGCAGATTCTGCAACTCATCCAGCACGTTCTCAGGCGTAGCGTCAGGGTCAATGATTCTTAGGCGCTGATAGGCTCGTACCGCATCAATCGGACGTATGTCGCCACCCTGCCGCAGACTCTGAATAGCCAGCGCTGAAGGGGCGTTAAATGATTGGTCTGCAACGTCCAGCTCGGTACGCACATCTACATTACCGCCATCAGCCTCGCCGATATATTCGGCCATGATTTGCAGAATGTTATCGAGCGCATCCTCCAGGGAATTCGCCATAGTGAACAGTGGCGAGTTTTCCTGCATTGTTTCCTGCTCTGTCTGGTCTACGGATTTGGTTGAGGTATTTTCAGCACGCAGCAATTTTGCACCCGCCATGCGCATCTGATCCTCCAGGGTGTCGAGAGCGGTTTGCCCCGCACCGATGGCGCTGCCGGTATGCTCTACGTACTCAACACCCTGCTGCTCCCGATCTGTGAAATTCGTTGCACTGGATGCCCCGATTTTTAAAGTTTCACCCTCAGCAAGCCCGAACGTCACCAAAAGCGGTACACGAGCAACATGCAGGATGTTGTCCTGCTCGCTCTGACTCTGCCAGTGTTTGATATTCAGATGGGCCAGTTCAAGCAGCGGCGGTTTACCGCGCATAAATCCAGTGCTTTTGGTGTAGAAAGTGACAAGCGGAATATCCTGTCTGCTGGTCTCCCACCCCTCATGTAGCAGCCAGACGTTTTTATCCTCTACCCCAACACCTTTGCGCCAGATTTCTACTTTACCAGGCAGGATGTAGCGGATTTGCTCTATCTTTTTCTGACCAAAATTCTCGCCGTCAATAACCACTACCTCGCGGATACGTAACTCAGTCAGCACCACCCGACCGTTTAACGGCTTCGACTTCCAGCCGATAACCTGTTTAGGGTTAAGCATCGTCACGTAGGGACGTGCGCCTGAAGCTATTTCATCTGCGCGTGTGCGCACCACAGTTTTATCAATACGAGGATGATCAACCAGCGCGTGAACGAGGCCATATTGTAAGCCCAGGCTAAAAAACTCCTGTGCCCATACATCCAGGCGATTCCCGACCAAATCAATATTTTTTGAGTACTCCACTATTCGCTCAGGTGTGTTTTCACTCAGCTGAACAACGTCAGCAAAAACCCGCCCGCAGTTTTGCTTGATCGTTTCCTCGTAGGCCGGAAGTAATGTCGAAATAGCCAGGCGGCGCTGGTAATCCTCTTTCTCCTCATTAATCCAGCGTGGCATATAAATCTCACCGAGCTGGCGGATATAAAATGTGCCGCCCATCAGCGCGTCATTGAGATCCCACGCGTCCAGCATGTCGTTATAGTCGA